CCCGCCGGCACTTCGCGGGCGACCTTGAACGGCACGCCCCGGAAAGACGCATCGCGAAATGCTGAAAGCCAGTCGCGCGCCATAGCCTAGAACCGCGCCGAGCCGGCATTGGGCATGCTCTGCCCCATATTGCCGGAAGCCGGCGGCAAACCGCCGCCGCCGGCGCCGCCCCTCCCGCCGCCCACGGTGTTGACGCTGATTGTGCGCGGGATCGACGCCACCGCCACCCGCAAGGCCTGGGCAAGCTGCTCGCCAGCCGCGCGGCCCCCCGCGATGATCGCAGTGCGCATCGCATCGGCCGCGGTTGCCCCGCCTTCCTGCACAGCTTGACCCGCCTGCGTGCCGGCATCCGCGAATGCTTGACCGGCAGCCTGGCCGCTCTGCTCTATGTCGTCGCCGATGGTGCCGAGGCCACTCAGTACGCTTTCCAGGCCAGCAAGCTGATCGGAGAAACCCTGCGCCCCATCCTGATTTTCATAAGCCGCAATGGAGCGGTCGACATGCTCCTCCATGGTGCCCGGCAACGCCGTCCAGATTGGATGGCTCTTCCAGTAGTCGTCCGACTCTCCGAGCGGGCGAAGTTTTTGTGGCCGGAAGTCGTCCCGCTGGTCACTGACGACCTGCTGGCGGGCCAACTCCCTATCGAATTCTGAAAGCGCAAGTGCCTCGTCCCGAAACACAAGGTCCGGACCCGAAATCGGCATGAGCTCGCCGAAACGCTTGACCGGTTCCGCGGGCAAGCGCGGCAAGCTTTCCTCGACACCGATCTTTAGCTTCGACTCGTCCTTTAGCCTATTGATAGGCCCCTTTTCGGGCAAATTGTAAGGATCGGCATTCTCCCAGCCAGGCCGGTGCGGCAGCACCTCGCCGTCGACAAAGCCACGGCCGCCAACCTTGCCGGCGCCAAATAGCCGATATTGCTCGTTGCGTTGGCGCAACGCCGCCTCGGAAACATTACCGTTTCGCGATGCGAAGTCGTCGACAACGTCAGATGAGACCTTTACTGCCTGCTCGAACGCTTCCGCGATGCTTTTTCCGTCACTCAGCGCTGAGCGGAAGGCCTCCTGAAACGCATCGAGGTTCTCGACAGTCATCCCGGCGCCATAGGCGGCTTTAGCCCTTTTGATGTCCTCGCCAGCCTGGAAGAGATAGTCGGCCTTATCTGCAAACCAATCGACCACGCCAGCCTCGACAAGGAGATGACCACCACCCTGGCCGAGCTGATCCATTATCTCGTTGATGCGCTGAAGATCGGCCGCCGTGTCCTTCAGCAACTCGGCATTGTTGCGGTCTAGGATCTGCGGCGCATTGCGACTGATCGTGTCCTGCGCCTCGCGGATGCGGCCGATATACCTCAGGATCACGTCGGCCGCACGGCGGGCTTCCTTGTCGCCAAAGATCTTGCCGAGCTGCGCGGCGTCGCCCTTGGTCACCTCCTGCAGGAGATCGTGAACTACCTCGAACAGGTCCTCGCCACCCTCCTTTGCTTCCTTCATCCGCTTCGGCCAGTCGATGCCGAACTTGGCAAGGTTGCGTTCCACGTCCGGGCTCGACAGCTTTTCGAGGAAATCCGAAAGCGAAGTCGCCGCCTCACTCGGTTCGCCGACATAGTCGAGCATCACCTCGAGGAAGCCTACGATCTTGTTTGCGCCCTCGATGCCGGTGAAACCCTGTCGCGCCGCCACAGGGAGGACGGTCGGCAGAAACTGCGCCATGTCGGCGCCCTCGAACTTGCCGGCCTGGCTGCCGGCCGCGACGAGTTCGAAAAAGCGCTGCGCATCGGCCGTGGTCAGGTTGAGCGACTTGCGGGCCGCGTCCCAGGTGGTGACGATGTCCTGGCCGCCGGCGCCGATCGCCTGCGATGCCTTCGCGAGGATATCGACATCGCTCCTGATCTCGCCGAGATCGGCGCCAGCGGCAGCATAGGCGTTGGCGATATCCATCACCTCCTGCGAGGGCAAGGCATAAGCCCTGGCCGTCTTCTGGATGTCACCGTAGAGCGATGCCATGTCCTCGCGCGTCGCACCGAGTGTCAGGCCGGTTCGTGTGAGTTGTCGCTCGACATCGGCATAGCTCCTCACCGCCTGGACGGCGCCATAGGTCAGCGCCGCCGGCGCCACGATGCGCAGCATTTCCGAATAGAGGGGCATCATCTGCCTGTTGAGAGCCGCCATCTGGCGTTGCACCCCGCCGAAACGCCCCGCGCGATTGACCGCGTCGACCTGCTTGTTCACGCGGCTAAGCTCATTCTGTAGCGTCGACAGGGCTTTCAGATTGCCCATCTTCGCGCTGATTTTCAGAACGGCTTCGATTGTGCTATTTGCCATCTGGCTCTCTATTATTAGGGGAAAACACCGATGCGATACTTGGCTTTACTGGTAGTAGTGCCTTTGTCAGCCTTTAACGCGCCAGCCAACGCGACGACGGCGCTAGAAAAGGCCGCGAAAGCGATATGCGATCAGTCTCGTCGCTAATCGAAAAAATCCTTGTCGAATGGCTGCGCGCCGACGGTTACCTGCCCAAATAAGCCGACATCCAAGTCAACATCGACTCGCCAGGCTTTTCGTGCTTCATTTCTTCCAGGTGGGGTGAAGACATGAAGACGCTCTGCATCGTTTTATTCAGCCTTTTCTTGGCGGCTTGTACTGACGCTGAACCGATCCAGCAAATCGTCGACGGCGATATTCCGTGGTCTCAGTCGGTCGAGATCGCCCAGGCTTGCTGCAAGCATTGCTCGTCCGGCAAGGCCTGCGGCGACAGTTGCATTGCCCGCAACAGGCGTTGCAGCAAGGGTCGCGGCTGCGCCTGCGACTGATCTACTTCGGCAGGGCCTGGGTGATTTCGTGCAGCACGCGCGGCAAAAGATACGAGCGCAGCACGTCGGACAGCAGCGCCTCATAGCGCCCCGGCGCGTTGCGCACGGCATGCGCCGGATTGGGACCGAACTGCTCGTCGAGCGGCCCGCGCGCCGCGCCCTCGCGCCGCCACACGCCGGTGCGGCCGTTCACCGTCGCCACGAATGCCGCGCGATAGGACCCCTTCAGCGATTGCCCCTGTTTCTTCAGCCGCCGCTCCACCTGCCGCCGCGATTTGCCGACTACCTCGCGCATGCGATCCGGCAGCTCGATCAGCGGGATGAACTTGGAGTCGACCTTGGTTTCAAGCCCAAGCTCACTAAGCGTTGAGATACTGGTGCGAACCCTGGACAGAACCTGCCCGTACGGGATTTGCACGAGGTCACGAATGTCGCGGGCGATTGCTGTGTGCCCACGTTCCTTTACGCGGACCATCGCGCGCAAGGCCACCCTGTATCGCAAGTTCTCCGGCAGCGCGCCGAACAGCCGCTCGAGCTGTGCGATGCGCGATGCGTCGATATGGATGAAGCCCGACAATTCAGCGTCTCTTTGTGAGTTTCAGCCAGTTGAGATAGCGATCGCGATGCACCAGGATCGCCGAGAAGCTCAGGCTTCCGATGTCGCCGATCGGCTTTCCGGCGTGCCAGTTGAGGATGTCTGCGGCCTGCTCGACCTCTCGGCTTCTGTAAAAAAACCGATGATCGTCCGCTCCACCTTGAGCGTGTCGGCACCGTTGAGCACGGCCAGCATCGCCGCCGGCGTCGAGCCCCAGTTCTGAGGCAGCACCATCAGCCGCTCGGCATATTCCTTGACGCGCTCGTGGTGGCGCAGCAGCACCATCAGACCGCCGGAGCTCGGCTGCCATTCCTCGATCTTGCCGACGGCCCAATAGTCGGCGCCGGTCCACTCGCGAAGCTCGATCGAGGAGAACGACTGCGCGTGGGCGGTATAGGTCTTCGATAGATCAACGAGGGGCATCAATTCCCCCCGATCCTGTCATAGGCCTCGAAGGCGAGACTGACGCCGCTCACCTCGCCGGTGAGGCGATTGACGACCGGGTCGCCGGTCGGGAACGCCCCGGTCAGGTTGTGCGTGACGCCAGTATGATCCTCGATGATCGAGACGTTGCGGACATCGCCCTCCATGATCGCCGCGAGGTCGACGCTCTTGTCAGCGAACACGATCTCGCAGGTGCGCGGCTTCGGCGTGAAGACGCGATCGAGCGAGCCGTCCTGGTTGGACATAGCCTCGACCGAGACCCGGCTCGGAGAGAGATTGAAGGTGCCGCGCAGAGAGATGTTCTCGCCGGCCGACGTGCGCAGCTTGATGACGCCGCCGAAATTGGTGACTGCCATTTCCATTTCCTTTCAGGACTGAGAGAAACGGCCGAAGGCCGCAAGGGCGACTGCCCGGCGCGCCTGATGGCGCGACCCTACCGGAGCGCCAGCGAGCCTGCCCAAGCACCGCGAGGGCGCGAGCGGTGTGGCGGTCGAAGAAAACCAATTCCGACTATTGCCGGAATTGGTTCCAGAACTGCGCGTTGGCGGCGAAGATGTCGAACGGATTGACCGCATCGGCGGGGCCGAGCAGGTCGACGCGGTTCGGGTTGTCGGCATTGCGGGTCGCGCGCGTGTTCTCGGCCGCTTGCGACGGGTTTTCGAGCACGCCTTGGGTCACCATCTCGCGATAGGAATGCATCCAGGTCGCCTCGATATCCTTCGTGGTGACGATGTGCGGATTGTTGGCCGGATTGTCGTCGGCGATGGCCTTGTTCGCATGCTGCGACACCATGTCGGCCCGCCATTTCCGGAAGGCATACATCACCTGGCCGATCTTTTGGATGTCGCGGAATGTAGTGTTGGTGACGCCGTTGATGGTGCGCTGGGTCGTGACGACCTTTTCGACCTTGATGTTTCCGGCACCGTCCACGCCCCACGTCGAGAGCGCCGAGACATTGAAGGCTTGACGCGTGGCGTAGAGGTTCAGCCACTTGGTGCGATCGCGCGGCGCCCTCAGGCCTTCAAGCACGAAGCCCGTCTGGTTGATCGACACCTGGCCGGTCGCACCGTCGGACAGCAGCGGCGCGATACGACCGACCAGCGCAGCGACCCACTGCCAGGACGGCTCGTAGTGCCCACCGCCGGAAATCAGCGGCCACACGGTCGTGTGCCGGTTATCCTGCGCCAGCGCATGCGTGGTCAGGTTGGCGATGCTATCGATCTTCGGATAGAAGGCGTGGCCGTAGATCTGCCTATCGAACGCCCAGCGGCCCGCTGTCTCGTTGAGGAAGTCCTTGAGCCGGCCGATATTGGTGTCGTCGTTGAAGGGGCAGACGATCCAGTCGAACGGCTCGTCGCCGCAGGCCGCCAGCGACGCGGCAATATTGGCCGCGCCTGAGCCGGGTACGGCCT